CCAAGAGCACCCTGACGGCCGCGGGACCGCTCGCAGCCGCCGCGTCCCTGAACGCGCTCGCCGTCCAGCAGGCCGCGGCCCGGCTCGCCGCCGAGACCACTCTGGCCCCCGCGGGCGGCGTCCAGGTCGCGTTCACCATCGGCACGCTGACCGCCGGGGATGCCCCCCGCAGCGTCCTTACCGCAGCGGGAGCCAGCAGCACGCTGCTGAGCAGCACGGCAGCGGCCAGCACCCTCACAGCAGGCGACCAGCGGACAGGAGGGCCGGGCTGATGGCCAGGTATCCGCTCGGGCAGCCGGTACGCCAGTCCACCACCGTCCGGCAGCTCAACGTGGACGGCACTACCACCCTGGTCAACGCCGGGGCCATCACCCTGCTCGTCAAGCTCGCCCAGGCCGACGGGACGCTGCTCACCACGGGCACCTACACCACCCCGGTCAACGACGGCACCGGCCTGTACCACCAGGACATTCCCGTCACCGACCTGGCCGCGACCGGCCACTACCAGTACGCGTGGACCGCCACCGGAACCGGCGCCGGGGTGTCCTTCGGCGACTTCGACGTGTTCGACCCGTTCGAAACCGCCGTGCTGCCGCTCCAGGACGCCAAAGACGCCCTGAACATCCCGCAGGCCACCACCACCAATGACACCGAGATCGCGTCTTACATCGCGACGATCGAATCATGCCTGGAGTCGTACACCGGCGGCCCGCTGGTCAACCGGGTGATCACCGCCGAGCGCACCGAGATGATGAGCGGGCAGACCGTCATCCCCGTCCGGCAGCGGCCCCTGGTCAGCGTCGTATCAATAACCTCAGCATCCGGCGGCGCGATCGACATTTCCGCCGGCCTGGACCTGGACGCCAACGCGGGACTGATCCGCCGTCAGCTCGGCCTGCCGTTCTACGGGCCGTTCTTCCAGTGGCTGCCCACCTGCTATGTCACCTATATCGCAGGCTGGGGCGTTTCGGCCCCGGCGGCATTCAACACGGCGGCGCGGATCATCCTGCAACATCTCTGGAGCACCCAGCGCGGTCCCGCGCTGCTGGCCGCGGGCGGCGAGGAGATGACGACCGTGCCCGGATTCGGTTTCGCCATCCCCAACCAGGCTGCCGAGCTGCTCGACGGCAGCCAGGGGGGCATCCCCTTCATGACCGAGGCGTACGTGTGAAGAAGCCGGCGACGGGCCGGGCGGCCGTCCCGGCGAAGAAGGCCGTGCCGGTGAAGGCCGCGCCGAAGAAGCCTGCCGCGAAGAAACCGTCACCGGGCGCAGCCTCCGCGCACAAGGCCCACCTGGCCCACCTGGCCCACGTAGCCCACCTGGCACACCTGGGGCACGGCGCGAAAGCTGCCCCGAAGAAGCGCCAGCTGGCCCTCGGCGCGGGCGTGGCGTGCTGCTCGGCCGAGGCCGTCGCCGCGTCCCTGCGGCTGACCGGGCGGCCGGTGAGCGACGCGGCCGTGCTGGCCCTGTACCAGCGGACCGCCAGCGACCCGGACGCGGGAGCGAGCATCGCGGCGACCCTGGAAGCCGCGGGCGAGTCCGGCCTAGCGGGCGCGCGGCTAACTAGTTACGGCCTAGCTGAAATGTATATCTCGGATAGGTCTCAGCTACTTATCGGGGAGGTGATGCCCAGTGAACCCGGACTACACGACAGTCCCACCTATCCCGGGCTACGTGCCAGCCGGGCCGGGCTGATCCTGGGGGTTGATCTGCCCGGCCCGCATGCGGTGCTCGACGACGGTTCCGGCTGGTGGTCGTGGGGCGAGCTGTACGACCCGGACTGCTGGCCTGACGCCGTGATCGAGGAAGCGTGGGCGCTGACGTGGGCGTAATCACCGCAGACCGGTTCGGGCAGGCGCTCGCTGACGCCGGGATCATCGAGGACATCAACCAGGTCCGGCGCATCGTGATCGACGCCCAGTCCGGTCACGCCGTCATGCTGTACGTGGAGCGTTACGGCGATGAGCGGCTGCTGAAGGTCGCGCAGACGCTGGACGGCATCGAGATAAGCACCGTCCCGGCGGCGGACGCGTGACCTATTCCTCCTCCGTCCCCGCCGCGATCGCCGCGCTGCTCGCCGCGTTCACGGCCTCGGCGTCGCTGGGCGCGGCCACGCCGCCGGTGCAGGTCCGCGACGGCTGGCAGCTCACCCAGCTTGAGGCCACCGAAGGCGTCGCGGTCGGCTACGCGCCCAGCCCGAACCAGGCCGTCGTCACCGGCACCGCAACCCCTGAAGGCCTGGGCACCGGGCCCGACCGGGAACGGTACGCCGTCATGTGCACCGCCGAGGTCCTCGACGGGACCGGCGACATCACCGCGGCGCGGACCCGGGCATACCAGCTGCACGCGGCGTGCGGCGCGGCGATCGCCGCCGATCACACGCTGGGGCAGACGGTGCTGCGCGCGGTGCCGGGCCCCGGGTCGCTGACGCAGCAGCAGACGACGCGCGGGGCGCTGGCCCGGGTCGTGTTCCCGGTCACCATCGACGCGTACACCACCCGCTGACCGGCGTTCAGGCCGGCCCGTACCTTTCCACCCAGTCCGCGCGGGCCAGCACGCCGATCTTGCCCTGCACCGAACGCCACGCCGCCTCCGCCGCAGCGAGCTCGTCGATCAGCGCCTGATCCACCTCGACACCAGCGCCAGGATGCTCCGCCAGGATGCCCGGATCAACCGGAGCCAGCCCGTACACCGGGAACTCCTCATTCTCGGTGATCACCATGCGAGTCATCGGCCTAGCCTCTCACGACCCACCACACAACCGGAGGTGCCCATGGCGGCTCTCACAGCACAGGTCGCGCCGCACGCCGGGCTGAACCCGGTCACCCTGACAACCGGGCTCGGCGGCGTCAGCGGCAACACCGCACCCTGCGGCTCCGGGCTCGGGCTCATGCTCATCAACGGCGCCGCATCCACCGTCCTGGTAACGATGCACGTGCCGGCCACCACCACGTTCGACGGCCTGGTCATCCCCAGCCGGACGGTGACGCTGCCGGCCACCATCGGCGCCGTCACGATCATCCCGCTGGTCGCCACCGTCTACGCCGACCCGGTCACCGCCCTCGCCACGTTCGACGTCGCCGCGGGCACCGTCAGCGGCGCCGTCGTCGCCATCAGCAGCTAGGAGGGGGCCGGGCCATGAGCGAACCCGAGACGGGCGACTGGGTGACGATCATCCACCCGGAGACCGGGGGCACCGGCACCGTGCACAGGTCATCCCTGCACCAGCATTACGCGGCGGGATGGCGGCTGCTCACCGACGACGAAGTGCCCGCACCGGAGCCGGCGCCGGAACCGCCGCCTATGACCAAGGCCCAGGCCGCCAGGGCTGAGAAGGCCGCTAGCGCTGAAACCAAGGAGAACTAGCCGTGCCTCCGACCCCGCTGACGCCTACTGTGCGTTACATACCTCCTGGCACCAGGAAAATCTACTGGGTCACCACGATCGCCACCTACACCGCGCCGACCCGCGGCGAGCTGAACGCCGGCATCGACCTGTCCGCCGAGGTCGCCACCGTCACCGGGTTCACCGTCACCTCCGCCACCACCCCCACCCCGGACCTGTCCAGCCGGTTCACCTCCGAGATCCCCGGCGCGATCACCGCCGCCTCCTGCGGCCTGTCAATCTACGCGAGCAACACCAGCAGCGACGTGCGGACGGTGCTGCCCCGCGGCACCATCGGGTTCGTGGTGCTCCTGTGGGAGGGCGACGTGACCGGGCAGCGGATGGACATATTTCCTGCGACGGTCACCGCCTGCGCGGTGAACGCCAACGAGACGGCCGCGGAGCTGGTCGACGTGTCGTTCAGTATCACCAAGGTCCCCGCCAACAACGTGCTCATCCCCTGATGGGCAGCTATCTCGGCCGCGAGGCGATCCTGAAGGCCTCCGCGCTCAAAACCGAAGAGGTAAGAGTCCCGGAATGGGCCAGCCCGGAAACGGGTGCCGACGTCGTGATGGTCCGGGAGCTGCGGGGCCGCGAGCGGGACGAATGGGAAGCATCGATGGCCGTGCAGCGCGGCGGCCAGATGGTGCCCGACACGGCGAACATGCGCGCCAAGCTGGTCGCCCGGTGCATCGTAGACCCGGAAGGCGAGCCGCTGTTCACCCAGCAGGACGTCGCCGCGCTCGGCGAACTGTCCGCCGCCGCGCTGCAGCGGGTGTACGAGGTGGCGGCCCGGCTGTCCGGCCTGAACCAGGGCGCCCTGGAGGAGATGGGAAAAACCTCAGAGACCGCCCCGGCAGACGATTCTGCTTCGGCCTAGCCCGGGATGTTTTCCACTGCTCAGTGCAGGAGATGCTCGAGCGGGTCACTTCCCGTGAGCTGACGGAGTGGATGGCCTGGTACCAGGTTGAGCACGAGGACCGGCTCGCAGCGGGGAGAGGTCACCGGAGAACCCGGTGATGACCATCTTCATGTTGCTCTCCTCGCGACCCGGTGCGCGGCAATCGCCCGGCACGTCAGCACGCACAGCCACCCGAGCACGACCGCGGCGTACCAGGCGGCCAGCAGCGGCAGCACGAACCAGATGGTCAGCAGCCAGCCCAGCGGGCCCATGCTGATCCGCCACCGGCCGGACGATGACACGCCGATCCTCATGGGCTGTCCTCCGGGTTCTCGTATCCGGGCGGCCGCTCGGCCAGCATGGCCATGTCGCCCCCGGCTCCGGCCATCGGCGGCTTGTAGTACCACTCGAAATGGGTCACGGTATCGGCCGCGGTGGCCGAGGACTGGACGAACAGGGCGTAGTCGCCAGGCCAGCGCGCGTTGATGCCGATGATGCGCTGCATGAGGGCCGCTACCTCGTCCGCCAGCGACCTGCCGTGGTCACTCATGACCGGACCAGTTCCCGTCGCGGCAGAACCAGAGCGCCAGGACACCGAGCGGTCCGGCGATGAGACCCATGAACGCGCCGTCGATCGCGTGGCGTGACCGGGCGCCGATGAACGCCCCGGCGATCGCGCTGGCCAGGTCCAGGACCGCGGCGCCCGCTTCGATCGCGGTCACGGCTTCTCGTCCCCGTCCGCCAGTGCCCACTGTGCTCGCGTGTACCAGTCGACCGGCACCAGGACGACGCTAGGACGGTTGTACCGCAGGACCGTGATATGCGCGCCGTCGTGCTCGGCTGCGTTGAGGAGCTTGCGGAGATCGCGCCGCAGCTCGTCACTCTGAACCCGCCTCGTCTCCATACCTGGAGACTATCACGACTCTCACGACTCTCACGACCTAGGGGAGGGCCATCGTGCCCGGCACTGAGCAGGCCATCCTCGCCGACCGGCTCCGGCAGGCCGCGCAGCCCGTCGCCGACTACGCGCGGGCGTCATCCGCCCGCTGGTCCCGGCGCGTGCCGGCGTCCGTCCGGCTGCAAGGCGGCGCATCCCGGATCACCATCGCGGCGGGCGGCGCGCGGGCACCCCAGGCGTACACCTTCGAGGGCCGCGAGTCGGGCGCGCCCATCGCCCACCCCGTCTACGGGCACGGGCCCCGGGAGAAATGGACCTGGGTGAAGCAGGTCCCGCGGCCGTTCCTCCGCGAGGCGATCGACGCGACGGAAGACCAGGTGGCCGAGATCATCGCGGGCGTGGTCGATGACTGGTGTCATGAGTTGGGCTACAAGTAGTAGCCAGGCATGGCTTGGCAGGTCGGGACATGACGTGGCGAAGCGAGGCTGGACGCGACGCGGCGAGTCCTGGCGGGGCTAGGCAGGTTCTGGCATGTCTTGCTGTTGGCGAACGGCCGCGATGATCAGCGCGTTCATGCTGGTGTGCTGATCGAACGCAGCCTTCCGGAGCTTGTCGTACAGGTCATCGGGCAGGCGGATCGTGAGAGTCATAGCGGGCACCGTTATCTGGATGGCCTGGCGTGGCGAGGCGGAGCGGGTCGTGGCTGGGCGCGGCAAGGCAAGTCCCGGCATAGCGAGGCGTGGCCAGTCCGGGCGCGGCAACGGCGAGACGCGGCGTGGCATGACCAGGCCTGACCAGGCTCGGCGCGGCGGGTCCTGGCCCGACGCGACGCGGCCTGTTCCTGGCCTGACCGGGCGAGGCGGAGCTAGACCATTCCGGGCGCGGCTTGGCGGGGACCTGGCATGACGCTACGTGGCGAGGCCGGACGGGTCCAGGCAAGGCATGACCTGGCAGGTCTTGGCTGGGCGTGACGCGGCGCGGCGCAGCGAGGCTAGGCGCGGCTTGGCAGGTCAGGTCCGGGCATGACACGGGCCAGGCGTGGCTTGGCACGACGCGGCGGGGCGAATCCCGGCAAGGCGTGGCTTGACACGGCAGGGCGCGACAAGTCACGAACGCTCGAATTTTACGACTTGGAACCTACCGTAGGTCGGCCGGTACTGCGCCAGCCCGATCACCCGGCCGGCCAGTGACAGCGCTTCATGGAACATGGGCGGGGCGATGTACTCGGGCAGGGCGATCTCGAAGTCGAACGAGGCTTCCCATCCAGCCTTGAAGCCGGGGGACGTGCGGGTGATACCGGAGCGGTTGACGACCATCCGCCGCTTGTCCTCGATCTCCCACTTCGGGCCGAGCGGATACAGCAAGGTCAGCGGGAAGAATCCCGCCCGGAACAAGTCACACGCCTGCTTAGGCCGGGAGCTGCGCGGGTCCTGCATGAACTTCCCGGCCTCGATCAGGGCCTTGTGCAGGTACACGCCGGGCAGGCAGACCATGCCCGCGTCGTCACGCCAGATGTAGGCCTCAAGGTTGTCGGTCTTCTTGACCGCGCTGCCGCGCTTGGCAGTGGCCTTGGCGGCGACATCCTCATTCGACCAGCGGTGGAACAGCAGGTCAGCGACGCCGCGGATGGTGAAGGTGATCTGGTAGGGCGCGCTGGCCAGCGCGGCATCCGCGCCGTCGTTGCTGTTGACCCCTGTGTCGGTTGATGTCATGACGCCATAGTACCGCATCGGGAGACATCGGGATAGGTCGGGAGGCGCAGCCTTGGTTGTTAAGAGCGTCGAGATCGACTTGTCCGTGAAGGGCGATGCCGACGCCAAGGCGAAGCTCGACGAGATCAGTAAGAGGGCTGATCAGCTCAAGGCCACGTTCCCCGCTTTCGCGCTTAAGATCGATTCGGCTGCAGCCTCAGAAAAGCTGAAGGTCTTCCGCGCGGAGATGGCCGACGCGGCGAAAGACCGCACCGCGAAGATCTCGGTGAAGGTCGACGACTCGGCGCTGGTCAAGCTGCAGAAGTCCGTCGACGGCCTGAAGGACCAAGGCGGCCCGGCGTGGCTGGGCCCGCTGCTGGCGCTCACCCCGGCCATCGGCACGCTGGGCGGCGCCGTGACCGCCGTCGGCGTCGGGCTGGCCGGCGCGTTCGCCGCCGGAGGTGCCGCTGCGGGCGCGTTCGCCGCCGTCGCCATACCCGTCCTCACCAGCGCGAAGACAGCCGCCGCGGCTGTCCAGACCGCGCAGGACACCTACAACGCCGCCATCGACAGCGGCGCCAAGAAGGCCACGGCGTACGCGGCTGAGCAGAAGGCCGTCAACCTGGCCTACGCCGAGCTGTCCCCCGCGCAGGTCGCCCTGTCCAAGCAGCTCGGGGACATGTCGGATGCCTGGGACAAGGTGAAAGCCGCGCAGACTCCCGTCGTCGCCGGGGCCCTGCAGCCGTGGCTGCAGTCCGTCACCGACCTGACGACGAAGCTCGGCCCGGTCATCGCCGCAGTGTCCCCGGTCATTGCCGGGCTCGGCACCCAGTTCAGCGACCTGATCGACTCCCCGGAGTTCAAGGCGAACACCGGCAGCAACGCGGTCCTGGCCGGCGGCGGGACGCTGATCGACTTCATCGACGCGTTCATCACCCTCCTGCCGAAATTCAACCCGCTGATCGAGAAGGCCGTCGGGTGGATCGCCGGCCTGGGCCCGGCGGTGCTGACGTGGTCCAGGTCCCAGAGCGCCGCCGATGACATCACCAAGTTCATGAACTGGTTCACTGCCAACGGGCCGGCCGCCGGAGCGTTCCTGAAGAACATCGGCGGCGCGCTGAAGGCCCTCGCGCCCGGGCTGACCTC